CGTTGATGCTCACAAATTATATAGCTATTATTTAGTTATGCTGTTTTAGTCATAGTTTTATAATCCTGGTTGTTTAAAGGCTCTACACGAAAGTGTGGAGCTTTTTTTTATATGTGAGTTTATAAATGCAAGGTCCTTTAAGTAATGAACAAACTTTTTTTATTTTAGGCATGTTAGCTAGTTTTATTAGTGCTATTGCACGAATGTTTAAGACATATTCAGTCTTAACAAAGGCAGGCATTATTAGAACACTAGCCGATGCTATTACATGTTCACTTATATCAAGTGGCATAGGACTAGCTTTGCATGAGTATTGGGGTTGGTCCTATGTGTACATGATCTTAATTGGTACATTTATCGGTTCAATTGGTAGTACATATATTGTGCTAGGTGTAACTACACTGGCAAAGGCTTACGTAAAAACAATCAAGAGTACAGAAAATGAAACTAACAGACAATGATTTTGATTGGATAGGTCAAAACGAAAATGCGAATCGTACAGGCTTTGATACTAAGACACAAACATGGGGTAGCTATTGGGATAAGTTCGCTAAGGTATGGACTATCGGTCATGGCTTAACTGTAGATCATACAGGCTCAAAAGTTACTAAGAATACTGTATGGAGTATACAGCAGGAACATGAAGAATTTAGAGCTGTCTTAAAAGAGCATGAACAAAACGTAAATGTCATGCTTTTTCAATCCTTAATCACATTAAATCAAAATCAGTATTCAGCGTTAGTTGATTTTAGTTACAACGCAGGTGCAAGCGCATTAAGACATTCAACCTTATGGAAAAAAATTAAAGGTTGCGCTAGTAACGAAGAAATCAAGGCAGAGTTTAGACGTTGGATATATGCAAATCACATAGAAAACAACAGCTTAAGAAACCGTAGAGAAAAGGAAATTCAAAGGTATTTTTCATAAATGCAAGTTGACGTAGAAGTAGCACCACGCAAAAAGCAAATACAAAAGAAAAAATATCATGTGCCTTTAGATCCTAAAACCGAAGAAAAGAAATTTGAGTTACAGGCTAAGTATGAAAACATGAATAAAAACTTAGCCGTAATCGGCCAAATAGATGAATGCGATGTGGTCGCAGTTTTAGAAGAATACAGCAAGAATTTAGATGTTGATTTATATCATGTAGCTGAAACATTTAATATCCACCCTGCAACACTCAATGCTTTGTTACATTCAGACAAATACAAAGATTTATATCAATCAGCAAAAGATAGACGTAACGCTGTTTATGAACGTGTAGGCTTTGAGGTTGCATCTTCACCTTATGACAAGATACAGAAAGGCGAAGAAGTAAGCATGGTTGAAGTTGCAAGTGCCAAACTTAAATCAAATTATTGTTTAGCAATTTCACAAGCAAACAGTAAGCGCAGCTCTAACAGTGGCGGTGTGAACGTTACAGTTAATACAGGAATTGCTTTAAAGATTTAATGTCACAAAATTACTCTATTGATTATCAGTTTTCACCTAGAGCCTGGCAACAAAAATGCATTGACAAACAAAAGCGTTTCACTGTTTTAGCCGTACACAGACGTGCAGGTAAAACTACTTTTGCTGTAAATGAGTTAATTATAAAAGCATTACAGACAAAAGGCGATTATGCCTATATTTGCCCGCAGTTGAAACAGGCAAAGAAAGTAGCATGGAAACCTTTAAAAGATGCTGTAGCGCAAATTCAGAAAACTGAAAGCGAAATCAACAAAGAACGTAAAAGCGGTGACGAAAAAATCACTTTAGTTGATATTAGAGAAAGTGATACAACAATCAGATTTTGGAATGGTTCAGAAATCTATTTATTAGGTTCTGATAATCCTGATGCAATACGTGGTTCAAAGTTGGCGGGTGTAGTCCTTGATGAGGTTGCACAGATGCCGAAAGAACTATGGACTGAAATTGTTTACCCTGCCTTAATGGATATGCACGGTTGGGCTTTATTCATCGGAACTCCTAAAGGCATCAATTTATTTAGTGAGCTTTTTGCAAGAGGTAAAGATAAAAAGTTTACTAAAGATTGGATAAGTCAAGTATTCACTTGCTATCAAACAGATGCTTTAAGTAAAGATGAAATCGAAACTTATAAAAATTCTGTTCCAGAAGAAGTATTTAAGCGTGAGATGCTTTGTGACTTTAGCGCAAGTGCAGTTGATCAGCTTATATCTTATCAAGAAGTATTTGAAGCATCGGAAAGAACTTTACCTATTTATGCTAACAACTACACCGATTTAATTATGGGTGTTGATGTTGCACGTTTTGGTAATGATCGCTCTGTAATTACATTGCGTAAAGGTCAAATTATTTATGAGCCTATTGCGTTACAAGGCGTAAGCACTGTAGAGCTTGCATCTCATGTTAAGCGTTTAGCTATGGAACGCTTGCCAAAAGAAATTTACATTGACGGCACAGGTGTTGGCGGTGGTGTAGTAGATATTCTTAATTCATGGGGTATTTACGTAAACGATATAAATTTCGGTCATAAGTCGTTAGATAAACAGTATAAAAACAAGCGCACTGAAATGTGGTGTCGCATGGCTGACTGGATACGTAGAGGTGGCTGCTTACCGCAAAATGCTGATTTAATTTCAGAAATCGCAACACCTTATTTCTACTATTCAGATGACAATCAAAAATTCTTAGAAACAAAAAAGCAAATCCGTGACAGATTGGGTAAATCACCTGACTTAGCAGATAGTTTAGCTTTGACTTTTGCTGAAGATGTACCGCAAACAGATATACAGAATTACAAAGAGCAAAGGTTAATAGCAAGAAATTCAAGACAACAAAATTATGATAATCCGTTTGCGCAATTTGAGAATGAAATAGCACATTCAGTAGGTGTTTTTTAGAGGTTAATTATGGGTTTATTTAGTCACGGCAAAAGCAATAACAAAGGCTTTTGGAGCACAATGGCTGTAAATGCCTTTAATCAAGGCAACGATCAACAAGCCTTGCAATTTGCAACGTTAGGTTATGAGGGTTCAGTGCAAAATATCCAAATGGCAATTAACAATCGTAACTTTAAAAAACAACAGGAACAAATGAAACAACAACAAGAAGAGTTACAACAAAAAACAAATGAGGCAGCAGCCCTTACTGAACAATCAACAAATCAAAATCAAAAGCAAAACGTACAAGGTGTTAGACGTAACGCTAAAGAAACAAATTCACAGAAAGACAGTAACTTAACGCAAGGTACAAATTCTACAGGTACATGGCTAAAAAAGGCATTAGGCGGTGATAACACTAATAATAGTGAGGAATGGTACTAATGAGCTTTTTTAAGAACTTGCTAAAAGGCGTTGGAAATATCGTAACAATGGGCGCATTAAAAAGTTACGATGCACAAAAGAAAGCTATGCAACAGCAGGCTTTATATCAACAAATGGCTTTACAGCAACAACAGCAAGCTATGAAACAACAACAAGCATCATTGCAACAACAAAAAGCCTTGCAAGAGCGTGAGCTAGCCTCGCAAGAACAAAACTTAAATCAACAATCTAAATATAATGTTTCAGCAAAAAGAGAAAGCAAAGATATTAACAGCACAGATTTAACTAAGGGTAATGCTGATACAACTACAACGATAAAAATGGGGTTAGTTGGCGATGATGAAAGTGGGGATGAGTGGTATTAAATGACTAACACTACCTATAACCGTTGGAAGCAAGCAGACGAACAGGAAAGAGCTAATATTCTGTACGATCGTTGGCTTGATCTAAAGCGTGTACGTGAACCGTTTTTATCTAAGTGGCGACAGGTATCAAGATATATTAGCGTGTTCAGTGGCAAGTTTGACGAACACGAACACGATCAAATGCGTGATGATCGTTACATTTTGGATAGCGATACTGGGAATTTTTTAGATTTATTAGCTAGTGGCTTAATGAGTGGTGCTAGTTCACCTGCTCGTGCATGGTTTAAAGTGCAACCTAATGATCCTGCATTAGCTGATAACTATGATGTTATTAACTATTGTGATGAGGTTACAAAGTTACTCTTACGCATTTTTAGTGGTAGCAATACTTATAACACATTACACACAATATATAGAGAATTAGCCTTATTTGGTATCAGTGCTGATATTGTTTATGAAGATTTTAACAGAGGTATTAAGCATCACTTGCTGACAGCAGGTGAATTTTGTGTAGATACAAACGCTGACGGTGACATCGATACATTATATCGTTCGTTTGAGCTTACAACTATTCAAGCTGTTAAGGCTTTTGGTTACGACATTTTACCTACTGAAATTAAAAACGCATACGATAGAAGTGAACTATCAACCTATTGGCAATTTATTCATGCTATTGAACCTAGAGTAGATCGTGATGTTACAGCTTTAGACAGCAAGAATAAAGCGTGGGCTAGCTATTATGTAAGCCTTAGCGGTAAAGCTAAAATCATCAGAGAAAGTGGCTTTGATTATTTTCCTTGTATCGTTCCACGTTGGGACGTGGTAGGTGGTAATAATTACGGTGTATCACCTTGCATGAACGCATTACCTAATGTTAAGCAATTACAGCAAGAAACTTTACGTAAAGCAGAACTTATAAATTATTACACAAAGCCTCCTTTACAAGCACCTAATTCAGCTAGACAAAATCCTATTTCGCTTGCAACAGGTGCAATTAACTATACACAGAATACAAGTAACGATTTAGCAATCAAGCCTATCGTTCAAAGTATTGGTGATCTAAATGCGTTGTCACAAGACATTCAGCAGATTAAGCAAAGTATTCGCTCACAACTGTATGTAGATTTATTTCAAATGGTGGGTTCGACAGCGGGTGACCGTAGAACTACTGTAGAGATTTACGCATTACAACAGGAGCAAATGCTAGCACTAGGTCCCGTAGTTGAAAGAAATCAAAATGAATGTTTGGGTCGTTTGGTAGATATTACATATAGGCGACTGTTAGATGCGGGGAAATTACCGCCGTTACCTGACGTGTTGCAAGGACAAGAATTAAAGATTGAGTTTACATCAGTTTTAGCTCAATCACAAAAAGCGGTCGACATTAACAGTGTTGACCGCTTTTTTAGTGCCCTTGCATCAGCGGGTCAAATTCTACCTGAAATCTATGATCGATTAGATGCTGACGGTTACGTAGATGAATATCGTGATCGCTTAGGTGTTGCTCCTAAAATTTTACGTTCTAAAGAAGATGCTGAAAAGATTAGACAGCAAAGAGCAGAGCAACAGCAACAACAGCAACAACAGCAAGATCAAATGGCAAACGCACAAATTCAGCAACAACAGAATTTAGCACAAAAAAGCGGTGTAGATACATCGCTTGCAATGCAACAACTAGATGATGTAGGCGGAGGCAATGTTCTATGACGACAGAACAAAAGACAAAATTTGAGCAAGATATAGACAAAGAAATTGAACTCAAAAATGAGCAAGAAGAATTACAGAGGCAAGCACAACAGCTTGCCTTTGATTTTTCAGAAGTAGCAAAAACCCCACAAGGTCAAAGAGTTTTAAAAGGTTTACTCCTTTTAGCTCCTATCGACTTTAGCTGTTTTAGTTCAGATACCAACCGTATGGCTTACCTAACAGGCAGACATTCAATCGGCTTAGAACTAAGACAATTTTTAAAAGAACATTTAACCGCAGAACTAATTAACGCAATCGAAAATACGGAGCTATAGAAACATGGACGGAGCAACAAGCACCACAACAGCATCAGCACCACAAGCAAATGCAGATGCGCAGACACAGGCGCAAGCACCACAAACTAATGTAGCTGATACACAGCAAGTGCAACAGACACAGCAAAACGCACAGGTTGATGATTTATATGCACAACAGCAACAAGCACCACAACAGCAAGAACAACAATCTGACGATGCCTTACAGCAAGAAGCTAATCAAGATTATGAATTACAAGCAAAAAATTTAGATGATGAAGATACCACAGAACTTAAGAATTTTGCGAAACAGTTAGGCTTGAACGGCAAACAGGCGCAAGCAGTTACAAATGTATTAGATAAAGCGCAACAAGGCTTTAACGAAGATTTACAAGGTCGCTTTAACACACAAGTTAGTGAGTGGCGCAAGGCTGTAATGAATGACCCTGAAATCGGCGGTCAAAATTTTGCAAACACAAAATTAAATATCGGTCGTGTAATGCAACGTTTTGGCAATCCAGAAGTAAGTGCATTACTCAATCAAAGCGGTATTGGCTATAACCCTGCTTTCGTTAAATTTATTAACGCAGTCGGTTCAGTGTTAGGCAATGACACAGGCTATGTAAACGGCACACAAGCAATCCCTCAAAGAAATAATCGCAGTGATGCTTTACGTAGCATTTATAACAATAGTCCTAATCTTAATTTCTAATAAAAATCTTTTATATCAAGTATTTAATTCTCGTTTTTTTTAACAAACATAAGGAAGTGTAAAAATGGCAGTAGTCGGAACATCAGTCGTTGCTCCAACAGGTATGCTTACTTTAGCAGAACAATTAGCACGTGAAGATAGAAACGGTAACGTAGCACCTGTTATTGAAGCATTAAATCAAACTAATGAGATCATTCAAGACTTAGTTGTTCGTGAGGGTAACTTACCTACAGGCGATCAACGCAATATCCGCACAGGTTTACCTGATGTGTATTGGCGACAAGTCAATCATGGTGTACCTGCATCACATAGTACAGTTGCAACCGTAGTAGAAACTTGCGGTCAAATGGAAGCTCACTCATGCGTTGACGCGAAAGTTATGGACTTGAACGGACACAGTGCAGAGTTTAGAGCTTTGGAAGATCGCCCATTCATTGAGGCTATGACACAGCAGTTTGCACATACTTTATTCTATGGTGATGCAACTAAAGCTAGTGAGGGCTTTACAGGTTTTGCAACTCGTTATTCAAGCAAGAAAGCAGGTAACGCAAAAAACATCATCGATTGCGGTGGCACTGGTAACAATCTAACTTCAATCTATTTAGTAGGTTGGGGCGATAGCGTTTACTGTCCATATCCACAAGGTACAAAGGCAGGCATTCAAACTACCGACTTAGGCAAAACAAAATTATACGATGAGAACAATCACCCATTTATGGGCTATGAAACAATTTACGATTGGGACGTAGGCTTAATGGTGCTTGATTGGCGATATGTTGTGCGCTTATGTAATATTGATGTAAATCAATTATTTGACGGCAAGGCAGGAACTATCGGCAGTGGCGATGTTAAGACTGATACTAATATCTTAATGAAACTAACTAGAGCTATGGGCTTAATCCCTCGTGGCAAGAATACTAAATTAAAACTATACATGAATAGTGATGTAGCACAGGGTTTAGATACCGTAGCAAGTCGTTCTCATTCAGATGTAATTAAGTACATGGACGCAACCGAAGAATTTGGTGCACCTAGTGCATGGAAGTTATTTAAGGGTGTTCCTATTCGCCAGTGCGACCAAATCGTAAATACTGAAACACAGGTAAAATAAGGAGTTTTAAATGGCAATCGTAGATGCAAATACCGTGCTTAGTGATTATCAAGAAATCACAGCAACAACTTATTCACAACGTACTATTGATTTTCAAACACCTGCTGATTATGGCTCAGGAACACAGAACTTGTACGTTCACTTTATGGCGCAGGGCGCACATGCAAAAGATTTGCGTATTCAAATCTTAGGCTTGCTTACTGAAGATGATGCAACCCCTCTTATTATCGGTGATAGTGGTGTGATTAAAAAGACTGACCTCGTGGCAGGTAGTGACGGCTATATTCAGGTATTGCCTAACAAGCAGAAGTGGCGATACTTAAAATTACGCTATATTCCTACAACTGACGGCACTGGTACTGAAACTGTAACAGGAACAGAAAAGCCTGATTTAACTAACTTTAATCAGCCTAGAAAGGTTGGTGAAGAACCTAAAGTTGTTGCTAATGCAATTCGTGCACAGCTTGAAAGTGTAGCGGTACTTGGCACCGTTTACCCATTCGCTAACGAAGATAAGAGTTATACAGCTTAATCTTTAGGTAAAACTAAAAGGGGCATATTACTTGCCCCTTATTTTTTTTAGGTTAATACAATGACAACAAAAGTAGATATTTGTAATAACGCATTAGATTTAATCGGTCAAGGTATTCATATCAAGAGCTTTGACGATCAAACTAAAGAGGCTGATTTATGCCGTAGAAACTATCAGCAAATAGTTGATAGATGCTTAACTAAATATAATTTTAGTTTTGCAAGAAAAGACGAACTTATTACAAATAGCTATTTAGTAAGTGACGTAGTATCTATTCCGTACAAATATACTTATAAGATACCTAGTGACGTTATGAATATTCTGTATTTAGAGCGTTATTCAAAAAGCAAAGATGAAACAATAAACAACAAAGACACAATCAAGTTTAATTTTAGAGTTGTAAAAATAAATAACGTTCCAACACGTTGTATAGTAACTAATATTGAAGCTCCATTTGTTATTCAATATCAAGCCTTTATTGATGATCCTAATCTTTTTTCAGTTCAATTTACAGAGGCTGTAGAGTATATGCTAGGAGCGCGCTTGGCAAGTGCACTTATTCACGGCAGCACAGGTTTAAATACAAGTAATAATTTAATGCAGAACGCATTGATGTTATTGCAACTTGCAATCGGTCAAGATAATCAACAAGGCGCAGATAGTATTCAAGATGATGCTATTCCTGAATTTATTTCTGCAAGGTTTTAAATGGTTACAAGAACTTTACAACGTGGCTTTGGTGCAGGTGAGATCACAAGCTCATTATTTGCACGTTCTGATTTAACTCAATACGCAATGGGCGCAACAAAGATTGAAAATTTTGTTGTACTTCCACAAGGTGCGATGCGTACTCGTGCAGGTTTTCGTTTAGTAGGTCAAGCTGTTGATAGCTCACACCCTGTGCGCTTAATTCCTTTTAGATACAGTTCAGAGCAAACATTCGTATTAGAGTTCGGCAATTATACTTTACGTATCATTGAAAATGGTTCTTATTTAGCTAATTCAGATAATGCTATTTATCAAATATCCACACCTTACAAAGCAGAAGATTTAAAAAATATCGACTGTTCACAAAATGCTGACGTTTTAACACTAACAAATCCTGACTATTCACCTTATGAATTAAGACGATACAGCAATACCGATTGGCGATTTATCAAAGTAACTGTAACACCTAGCGTAAGTGCTCCAACAGGTTTAAGTTATGAGGCTAGATACGCTAGCTATATGACTGATGCAGAAACAAAAACAAAAGATAAGATTAAGCCTATCTATGTTGTGACAACGGTCGATAAAGACGGCATCGAAAGTGTTGCTAGTTCGGCATTACAAGCTAGCGGTAATTACTATATTACAGGTGCTAGCATTCGTGTTAAATGGAATGCTGTAAATGGTGCTGATTATTATCGTGTCTATCGTGAGGTTGCAGGTATTTATTGTTTTGTAGGTGAAACAGAAAACACTTACCTTGATGATGTAGGCAATAATCCTGATAGTAACACTACACCACCAAAATATAAAGAAATTTTTTCACAGATAGCGCAAGGTGTTATTCGTTCCATTACAGTTGATACTACTGGTAATGGTGATTATTGGTACGGTAAATACAACGATACTTGGAGTTTGCCTCGTACACTAACGATAGATGCAATTCCTCCTGTTATGAGTTTTGCTAGCACTACAAGTAGTGGTGAAGAAATTACAGATTTTAGCGTTTCGGCTAAACTAGATATTTTAAATATCACTACAGGTGAAGTATACACTAATCCATTCAATAACAATCTATCCATACAGTATGACATTGTTTCTTATAATGATAACGACACAATTAAGTATAGAAAAATCGCTTACATTTCACAGCAGCACATTCAATTAACTGTTGATAAATTAGAATTTCAAAATGCGGTAGTTAAGCTGAATGTCACTGTTACAAGTGGTGAAGTAAATTATAACTACAATTTTTCACAGCAAGTAACGGCAAATGCTTTTAAAAATAATCAGAATTTTATTTCCTTATACACTAATGGAATTTCATTACCTGTATTTCGTAGCTTGTTTGCACAAACTAATTCAACCGTACAAATTAAATTATCTATTAAAGACAATGACGGTAAAGGTAGTGGTGCTGTTAGCTATGTTATTTGTACTAATGGCTTTGTTACAGGAACAATCGTAACAAATGGCGGTAGTAATTATACAAGTAATACTACAGTAACTATTCAATCAACTGTAGGCAGTGGTGCTAAATTCACACCTGTTATCAGTTCAGGTAGTACAGCTGATAATCCAAGCAGTGTAGCTCAATACGATCAACGCAGAGTATTTGGTGGTTCGTACAATAACCCCTTAAAAGTATGGTTTACAAATGCAGGTTATCAGAACTTGATGATGTATCACCTGCCTGTATTAGATACTGATAGAATTGAAATTACAGCTGTAACATCTGACGCAGATAGAATTAAACACATTGTTGCTTTAGACAGTTTAATTTTAATGACAGGTTCAAGTGAGTTGCGTGTATTCACGCAAAACAGTGATGCGCTAACTCCTAGTTCTGTTGCTGTTCGTGCTCAATCTTTTGTTGGTTCAAACAATGTACAACCTGTAATTGTAAATAACTTGATTGTGTATGTGTCACAACGTGGCGGTCACGTTCGTACATTAGGTTATAACTACAATCAACAAGGTTATGTTTCTACTGATATTTCAGTACGTGCTCCACATCTATTTGATAACAAAGATGTGACATCAATCACACTTTGCAAATCACCTGTACAGGTTGTATGGGCGGTATCTTCTGACGGCAAATTGTTAGGTTGTACCTTTTCACCTGAACAAGATCAAGTAGCATGGCATAGACACTCTACTGTAAACGGTAAATTTGAAAGTGTGTGCGCCATTTCAGAGGGCACGGAAGATCACCTTTATGTTGTAGTTAATCGTAATGGAACACGTTATATCGAACGTAGTGATGACTTTAACGCTAATAAATCAAAAGAATATTATCGCTGTTTAGACAGTTACCTTGATACAACTTTTTCAACTAATCAATCTAAAGTTAGTGGGTTAAATCATTTAGAGGGTCAAGAGGTTGCTGTTTATGTTGACGGTGTACAGCAATCTAACAAGGTTGTAAAACAAGGTTTAATTGTCTTAGATAAAGCAGGTAAAAATATCGCAGTCGGTTTACCTATTACAGCTAGTTTTATTTCAGTTCCTTTGACTATCGCTAATACAGAGGCTGATTTACAAGATAGAACTAAAAATATTTCAGAGGTTAATTTAAGAGTTAGCTATGAGGGTGATCTTTATAGTGCTAATTATCCACGTGGCGATGAGTTTAAGTGTCAACGCTTAGATGAGTATCAGACAGTTACAGGTGATGAAAGTTACTTGGTTAAGGTTGCAGTGAATGGCGAGTGGTCGGAACAATCACAATTTTCTATCAAGCATAAAAATGCAGTTCCTGTAGAAATTCAAAGTGTGATCCTTAATATAAATTATGAGGACGGTAAATAATGGCAATTCCACAATATGCACAAGCAGGTTACGGCGAATATCTAAAAAAGCAGTCATCATCTTTACAAGATGCTATTGCAACATCACACAATACAAGTGGCACTAGTAGCCGAGTTTCTATCGGTGGTAACAGGTCGAGCACATCATCAAGCAAAAATGGAGTTAATAAAGGCACAAGTCGATTAAGAAAAAATGCAGATGCTATCCCTGATTATAATATTTGGACAGCACTTGCAAAAGCCTGTATGAACGCAACCGCTGAATGGTTTGACAGTATGACCGAGCGTAGGGGGTTAGAGGCACAAGCAACAGGTTATCTAAATCAAGTGCAAACGTCACAAATGAACGCAACACTTGTAGATAATAGAAAAGAGTTAGCGGAGCTTGATGTTAGAAGTGCTTGCAATGATGTTTACAATCAGTATTTTAACGGTCAAATTCAAGCCTTTGAGCAGGGCTTGCAAGATGCACAAGTCACAGCTAATCAGCAGGCACAAAGTGCTAGTAGTGGTGTTCGCATGAATAGTGGTAGTAAAGGAGAGATAAATCAAAGCAACAAGCTATCATCAGAAATAAATCAATACATTATTCAAAGAAATACTGATAGTAACGCTAGCAATGCACGACAGCAAATGTACACATCTATGCGACAACTATCAGACTTAGATTTACAGAAAGCAAATTATATAGCACAAGGGTACGTGGCTATGGGTAACTATCAAGCAATGAAAATTCAAGCTAAGGCAATTAAGCCTTTAGAACAAGCAGGCTTTGCGTTTGCAGAAAGCATGGCAAGCTCAATATCTAATATGGGTGGTATGGGTATTGGCGGAGGTAAATAATGGCGATTTTATTACCAACTGAAAGATTAAATCTTAGTGATCGTGGTGGTATGTCACACGCACAAGGTTCTAATACTGAATTAAAATCTTTTACAGTTGATCCACGCATTCCTTTTTTAGTTAAGCCTAATGGAGTAAGACGGTTTAGTTTGCCTATTACTGAGGCGATTGGTGCATTAGTTGAACGTGTACAACAGCGAAAATTACAAGGTATTCAAAATGAAGCTAAGAATGAATTTACAGAACAGGCTAACAAGTTACTTGTAGATTATCGTGAAAAGAAATTAAAAGGTGCTATCAATGGCATTGATGATTATAACAATCAGTTAGATGATCTAAAAAAACAATACAGTGACATCTTTAAAAATCATCGTGACTTTAAAGAAACAACTGACAAATGGCTTGACGACCAAACAACAAGTTATAAAACAAATGGTTACGATCATTACTCTAATCAGGTATTTAAACAAAATGATATAGAGTTACAAGCACGCATTACTAATACAAATATTGCTTTTCAGAATAACGCAACATCACCACAAGCACCTAAGTTTTATCAAGAATATCAAGATGCTAATAGAGCTTATCTAGAATTTAGCGGTTATGATTTAAACAGTGAAGAGGCGCAAGTTGCTTTAACTAAAGCTAATGATGAGGCTATCACTCAATTAGTTAATTATAACTGTAATGCAGAACAATACGGCATCGCACGCAACCGATTAGAAACATTTAAGAATAGTATCAATAGCACTACTTATCGTGACTTATTGCTAAAGATTAAAGACGGTTTAGAAAAACAGGCTAAACAAGCACAGGCAGAACGTGATGCGAAAGCAAGAGCTAATGAAGTAAGCACACAACCTTTGACCGTACAGCAAAAGATACAGCTTAAAAATGATTATTTTGCTAAGAGATTTGATGAGTTAAAAGCTATTAGAGCTAATCCTAAAGCTGATGATTATGAAAAATACAAAAATTATAGTGATGAGCAGTTAGCATCACTAGCCGATGCTGATGCTTATATGTACGTAAGTAATTATGACAATAAGCTAAGAAGTATTAACAACGAAGATTTTTTTACACGTCAAGCTATTAGAAGTGTACTGGGTACATTTAGCGTACAGCAGTTATCGCAGGTAACATCTGACAATATTATGAGTTTGTTTTCTCCACAACAACAAGATGCGGTTGCTAGTTATTATGACGGTAACATGGAAAGTGCTAAAAAAATGATGATTGAAGAGCTTGATAATATTAGATCAAACATAGGCTCAAATACTTTAAAAAATTTAAAGAGCTTACCTAAAGAAAAGGCTTATCAATTTATCCATGATCCTAAGTGGATAGCTAACAACCCTATTTCAATAAAAGATGAAAATGAATTTAATATCTTTAAACAGGACTTAGAAAAAGATCATGCTGACGGAAAATTAAAAGTAGGCAATCAGCAGGCACAAGATATTATTACAGCAAACATCACCGATACTTATGGCAAAAAACTTGAAAACTTAGAGCCTTACGAATTAGATATTGTATCTACCGTAAATGATGAACTTAATCGCAGAATTTATAACCTTGAACAAAGTACAGGAAAACAAGCAAGTGCAGATCAAGTTTTGAGTATTACTCAAAATTACTTTAACGATCCGCAAGGCTTTAAAACTTTAAAGAAACAATCACAACAAAGAATTGATAGATTAGAAGATGTCTTTGATTTGTTTAAGCAAGGTGATTTATTAAAAGACAATTATACTGACGATCAAATCATTGCAAAAATAGCTAACCTAGATAGCGAATATGCACAAGAAAATGGCGGTCAATATCCTAGTGCTAATCAGTTATATAACTATGCGTTAGATAAAAAAGCTATATTCTTACGCCATGATGTGACTTATAAACAGTATGAGAAAGCTAAGAAACAAAAAGAACGTGATACAGATAGTATTGCAATCGGTTCATATTTAGGTGAAGTTTCTGATGATACAGAAAAATCTAATAGATACTCAATTAAATCAGATGTTGTACCTGTTGAACCAGGTAACATTGATTTATTAAATCGTCCAAAAGTTAAAAATAAAGACGGTTCAGTATCTACTGTACGCTCAATTTCTGTAAGTATTGACGGCTTAGAGGTTCTATTACCTACTGTTATTAATGGAAAAGTAGTGTCTGCAAAAGAAGCAGTACAACATTACATTAAGACAGGTGAACATTTAGGTAAATTTAAGACAGCTAAAGATGCTAATAAATACGCTAAAGAATTGCATGAACAGCAAGAAGAATACTATTTAAAGTAGGTGATTATGGAAGATAATATTACTATCAATTCTTTATTAGACAGACAATTTCCACAAGAACAGCAAGACAAGTTAAGAGAACAACTTGCAAGAAAATATGATCCTACACAATTAGTAAAACAACCTAGAGCTAACTTTGTAACAGAAACAGAGCGACAACTTTTAAAAGAAAATAATACTTTTATTGATGATTTAACCGCCCCTGACATTCAGTTAGATGAAAGCTCCACGTTATCTGATTATGCTCACGCTCAAAATGTTCAAGAAAAAAGAGCGCGAGCAAAGTTAATCAACAATGTTTTTGATTATTCTTTAAAACAGAATAAAACAAATGCACAAGCTGAAACAGAACAGGCTATCAATGAATTAGGCGAAAGCAGCGCACCTTTAATAAACAATGAAATTGTTGCACAGGTAATGGCTCAAAAGGCTATGAATACTTATTATGACTATGCTGATAAGTATGGTATTCCTAGCGAAAAGCTATTAGATGATCCTAAATTTGCACGTAACCTTGATCCTGAAACATACAAGTATTTTGCTGTTGCATCTAATCTTAGATCTTATGATGAAAAGTTTTTTTATGATACCCGCAGAGCATGGAACAATACATCTAACGCTAGAAAATTTAATCAACAATTAGTTGAAAGAATAAATGACGGCGAAAGCATTGATGTAAAAGATTTAGTCAATGACTATGTAAAGGCAACTGAAAGATACAGTATAGGTGAAGAGACAAAATGGAGTAGCTTTGTATCAGCTGTAAATAGTTTTGTAACACCATTTTTTAATCTAAAAAATTTAGGCGCAGGTGTTGCAGGTGCAGGTGCGGGTGCAGGTATTGGTGCTAGTACAGGTGCTGTTGGTGCTCATGTAGGTGTTGGTGCAGGTGCTATCGGCGGTGCTTTATGGGGTGGGTTTGCAGGTGTTAATGCTTATGATACATACGTTCAATCACAAGGCGACACTGTTATGCAAATCTTAGCAAATGATCCTAAAGGTAATGCGCAAGATGTGTACGATAAATATAAATATAAAAACGTTCTATTAAGCGGTGCACTTGCACTTACTGATGTTTTGTTCTTAGGCGGTACAAAAGCTGTTAAAGGTGCATATAAAGTAGTAACAGCAGGTAGCAGAAAGAAAGTACAAGAAAGCCTAGCAGATACGGTATTCAAGAACGCAACAAATAAAACTACATCGGAGCAATTATTACAACTAAAGAATAAGGCTTACAGTGAACTAGGTAAACAAACAGCAAAAGATGTTGGTTTTGGTACAGGTATCGGAGCAGGTAGCACTGGTTTATATTCAGCCGTTACACAAGATAATGTCAATGATTATTTAGAAGTTGATGACAGATTAAGTAAGTTTGCTAGTAACTTTGGCGAGGGCTTAAAAGAAGGTATAGCACCTAGTGCTATTCTTACTGTAGCCTTTAGAGCTCCTAGCCTAGTTAAACAATCAATGGGCATACGTTCAGCCGTTAATACATTAAATAAACTTATTGAAGATAAAGCAAGCCTAGACATCTTAGCAAAAACACCATTAGCACAAAGAGATACCGCAACTAACGGCACAATCGCTGACGGTGTTTTACGTTCTGTTTATGTTGACAGTGAGCTAGCAAACAGTAAGTTAGTAGAGCAAGGCATAGATGTTAATACTTTACCTGACAATGTTAAGGCTAAGTTCACACAGGAAAGCAACGGCTCATTATCAGAGATTAAGCCTAGTGAATGGTTGGAACTACCACAAGAGATTAGAGAGGTTTTATCTGATGTAACTACTGACGGTCAAGGCAAGCCTTTACCTAGCGAATTGCGAGAGGTTTTATCAGATAAGAAAATCAATAAGTTAAGAACTGAATTAGGCGATGAGTATATTAAGGCGGTTGCACAGCAAAAAGACAAAGAAAATTTAGAGCTTGAAATTAAGCAAGAACTAGCTAAGGTTGCAATCAATACTAACTCACGAGATCAAGGCTTGATAGCTCATACTATTAGCTCATTCTGTACCGCTTTAGGTGACAGCTTAGGCATTAGTGCACGTGAAGTGTATGCTAAATTTAAGCCTAAGTATGAACTTGTAAACAGAGAAAATTTTACAGCAAACAAAGAAGCTATTGATGATCCAAATACTAAAGGCACCTTTGACGGTAAAACATTTCAGCTAAAGAAAGATAGCTCATTTACAGACGTATTCCATGAGTTAAGTCATTGGTTTTTAGACACAACAAAAGAGTTAGCTAAAAATAACAATGTAGCTAAAACTAAAATTAACCGCCTGATTAAGTGGTACGACCCTAAACTTGATGTAAATACCATTAGCGATAGTCAGTGGGCACAGTTACAAGAAAGATTTGTAGCACGTTTCTTATCAGAAATTATTACAGGCAAGCCTGCTAATTCCGAAATCTTTAGAGATTTAAAAGGAACTCTAAACACTATCAGCAAATCTACTCTATTTACAGAGAAGATGACACCTGAAAATAAAGTTAAAGCTATTGAAGATAATTTTACAAATTCTTATAAGGGCGATACTTTGCCTGGTGCTGATGACAATTTCAGATTTTTTACAGACGGTTTATTTGATAGTGAGTATTTATATCAAGACGTTATGACACAATATCCTATACAGGATATGACGGCTGACATTTTTAATAGCCCTTTATCTGATCCTATCAAGCAACTAATGCAAGATGCTATGACTGATGATGTTGGAGCTTTGCAAAATTTATTACATAGCGAAATTAGTACTATGTACTTTAAGCAAGCATTAGTTTTGATGTCACATTCAAAGACATTCTTAAAAGATATTGAAAGGTTAAGAGAAAATATACCTAACAATATTTCTAAAGAAGAGAAAAAGAGGTTAAACACATTCCTTGATAAGTTGATAAAAGAAAGTGCTAACTATCAAAAGTATTATGCTAGTGCTAAAAAAGACTTACAAAACAATAAGTTTATACAAGGTATCAATGACCTGCGCAAATCTAAAATGTTCTCATTACCGTTAGCAGAACAGATAGGCAGTATCAGAAAACAACTTAAATATTTAAAGAAAAAGTATAAAGATTTATTTAATGACAGCAACGAGGGTGTAGCCCTTGATGAGTGGTTAGAACACAATCATAAATTCTTACCTTTTGACCTTGAAAAAATTAGAGAATTAAACGGCGACAGTGATATTGTTGTAACATTCTGTAACCTGATGTTACATACTCCTACTGTTGAGCAAATGGCACACCAAATTGCTAGACAGAAAATTCAATCTAAATTTATCAGAGAACAATCAAAAGACTTAGAGAATGTACAACACACAGTAACTAAGATACATCATCAATTAGGCACAAGCCTTATGCGAGCTGTAAAGGTTGCACTTGGTATGCAAGATGATACCTTTAACATGACTAAACGCTTAAAGGCTTTAGCTAAATATGACTTAGACAATACATCATATAGACGTGCTAGCTTTAATGGGGCTAGACGTAATGCTAAACGTTGTAATGACAAAGTAAAAAAAGCCTTAGCACTAGGCGACTTAGAGGGAGCATTAAAGCAGCTTAACAATGAGTATTATCAGAACTCATTAGCCGATCAAACACTAACAGCTAAAAAATACATAGACAAAAAGCTCACAGGTTATAAGAGTTTTATTCGTAAAGCAAATAAAGATTTAGCTAAGAACTACGATACAGACATCGTAGAGCTTATGCGTATTGTCTTAGATAAAGATCATCTTAACCTATCAGATAGAACAGCTAAGTTTAATGTTGCTGAATTACGTGACCGATTAAATGATAGCTATCCACTAGCAAGCGAACTTATCACAAAGATTTGTGATGACATTGAAAACGCAAAAGAGATTAGAACATTCTATCAAGATCAATCTATCGGTTCACTTATGAACTTAATCAATCTTTTAGATACATTAAAAGATATTGCTAGAGATAGACAGCGCAAATTAACAGGTGACATCGCACAAGCACGTGATAATTTCGCTTCACGTTTAATAGACAGCTTAAAGTTATCAAAGACAGCTAAACGCTCCGAGCATGGAGTAAATACCAAATACGGTACAGCTACTACACGTGAGGAAACAAACTTTGACAAAATTAAAAAGAATGGTCGCTATCTGTTTGACTATACAGAACAGGTAGAAACTTTAATGCAGAAATTAGACGGTGAATTTTTAGGTGCATGGCATGAGTTCTACGAAAATGTAAGATCAGGTGATGTTGCTTATAAAATGGCATTGCATGATGTTATTAACACCCTTAATCCTGCATTGAATAAAGCCTTATTAAGTACATCAAAAATACAAAACTCTACATTTAGAACTGGCTTTATTAGTAAACAAACAGGGCGCGAAATTGTATTAGGTCAAAACAAATTCAAAGGTGCTACTAACCGAGAAATTATCGGTATTCTTTTGCACATGGGTACAAACTTTGAAAAGTTTTTAGACGGTTACATTCGTGATGATGAACGCTTTTCACATGAGCAAAATTTAATTCTTAAGAAACAAGCATTTGAAAACTTTTTTAATAGATCTGTTGATGAGGGCTTTATTACTAAGGAAATGCTAGATTTTTGTCAAGCTGTATGGAACACAGGACGAAAGCTAGAACCGCAAGTACAAAAGGCATCTAAAGAATTAAGAGGTTATGCGTTCTCACGTTTAGAGGGCAGAACTATTCGCACCAAATGGGGCGACTATGAAGCAGGATATGTACCTGCGGTATTAAATGCTGACTATGTTTCTGTTAAGTATGATCCTAGCAAGTCATTAGTAGAAAACGTAAACGGTGAGTTACAACAAACAGAAAACGTAATGGGGTTAAAAAATCCTAGCTTTACTAAGGAACGTTCAAAGAGTGCAAATCCATTAGAGCTTGACCCTGTAAAACTTATTCAAGGCTTTGAAAAAGAACTTAGATATATTCACTTATTACCTAAAGTTTTTGAGGCTTATAAATTATTACAGCGTGATGATGTTGTACAAGAGTTAGAACGTGTTGCACCTGACAGGCTTAAAAATGTGTTAGTGCCATGGTTACAAACACTAGCAACAGGTCGGGACCTGACATCAAGCAATATGATTAGTCAATATATAGGTAAGATGTTGACAGGTTCTAGCGGTGCATTGATGTTTATGAATGTTGTAAACACCGTACAGCAGACATCTAACTTATTTACTTTAATACCTAAAGTAGGCTTTGGTTCACTACTTAAAGCTATGGCTATCACTCTACGACACCCTATAAGCTGTGTAGATACCTTTTTACAAACAGCAACAGACGGTCAAAAGATACGCTTAACCGAAATTCACAATCGCTTACAAGAAATATTTGATGAAGTTCGTGTTCCTAGTGGAAATAAAATCAAAGATAAATTTAGTGATATTTCATCATGGATAACACGCAACGCTATGATTATGCAGATTGTGTATCAAAGACGATTAGATGTTATCGGATATATTGCAGCACAAGATTACGGACACAAGCAAGGTTGGAGTGTAGAAAAATCAAATCGCTATGGTGAAATGGTGGTTCGTACAGCCTTTATGTCCCCTGATAGAATTGATAGTGGTAAATGGGCTAAATCAAATGTATGGATCAAATCTATCAATCAGTTTGCGGGTTACTTTGTAAATCAATACAGAAACTGTGAGGCTGATTTAGTAGTCGCTTATAAGCAATATGGTTTAACTAATTTTCAATTTTACTTAAAAGCAAGTTCAGCAATTATTTTTGACTGGTTTGCAACTTTTGCTAGTGCCGAATTGGTTAATCAAGCAATGGGTACACGTGACCTATGGAGCGATGATGACGACACATTTAATAGTGCATTATGGGAGATTTTCGCAGGTTCATGGTCTAAAGGTTTAGCAAGCTCAATGCCTTTTGTAGGTAAGATTGTAAACACTGGTATTATTGATCCATTATTAGGTAATAACTTTTACAATTCATCATGGTTAAGTACACCTTTATTATCAAATCTAGCTGTAACAGCTAAGGCTATAACAAAACTTGTATCACCTAATAAAGAGTTAAGAGGTAGTGACATCAAAGGTATCTTAGTAACTCTATCCGTGCTAACAAGATCACCAGTCTTTGGCTTTGCAGGACGTCAAGCAGGTTACGTTTATGATTTATACAAAGGAAATATTAAGCCCACATCGATTATTGATCTAAGTTTAGGCTTAACAACAGGCATGAAGTCCGAAGATAGTAAAAAATAAATAACGTCAAAAACGTTGATACAATCAAGCAAACAAACATAACGGAGTTACAACATGAGCACCCTTACACAGGCAGAAGTGGATAGTGCTACAAACACAAATCAAGCAGGCACTTACAACACACCTACAGAAATTATTGCTGATAAGTTTATCGGTGAGTTAATAGGAAATGCGACTACAGCAAAGGCTTTACAGAAGAATTGGCGATTACGTTTAGTTGGTGACGTTGAGGGTTATGCTGATTTAAACGCATCAGATGCCGATTTGAAAGTTACTGTAAAACATTCAGACCATGCACGCACCGCAGATTTTGTGGGTTCAGCAAATTATGCTACCACTACAGCCCTTGCTGATTTGGCAAACTTAGCAACTTTTGCCCTTGAAGCAGGTTGTTTACGTACATTTGTAATTAAGTTCACCGAAGATAGTGCGATTAAAGGCACGATGACATGGGATAGTGATACATCAACCGTCACAATGAAGATTGATAAAGTGGACTTAGCAAAGGCGGGTGTAACTTTAGTTGATAATATTACTTTAGCTGATACAGAAAAGTTTGACAAAACTAAGTTGTACTTTGATGTTCCTAATTCTGCTTTATGGTTCTATGACAATCAATCAAACGTTTGGAAAAATTTATTACAGTACATTACAGATTACTTAGTAACTCTTACTAATAAAGACACAGAACAGCAGGCACAGATTGACAAAAACACAGAAGACATTGCTGATTTACAGCCTACAAAGTACACAGTTACATTTAACAATAAAACATACTCAATGCGTAATACTCTGATTGACGAGGTGTCAAATGGCTAATGAAAAAGAATGGCAACAAGACATAAGTACAGCTGTTGATGCTCATACTACTAAATTGTCAGATCATGAAAATCGCCTTAATCAGGCTGAAACAAACATCGCCGACCATGAAAAGCGTATTGATAATATCGAAACAACATCTGATGTAGGTCAGTTTGCTACACGTATTCAGGCTGTTGAAGAAAAGAATACAGAACAAGACAGTGCCATTGACACTTTAAAGAAAAATGTATCAGATAATTTACAAACAGCAAAGCAATACACAGATACAAAGTTAGCTGATTATGCCACTAAAACAGAAAACAGTGACACCTTAGAACAGGCTAAACAATATGCTAATAGTAAGGCAGATGACACCTTAGAAAATGCAAAGCAATACAGCAATACTAAAGCAGATGACACTTTAGAACAGGCTAAAACAGATGCCTCTCAAAAATATCTACCATTTACAGGTGGAACTATGGCGGGGTATTGTTTGATAAAACATCAAACAAACGATCAAGCTATTAGTATTATCGGCGGAAATTTTAACGGTAGTCAGTTATATGGAGGTTGCGTTTCATGCCGAGGTATAGATAACACTTATGAAGCAGGTAATGTAACAATACAAGCGGTTAATCCACAAACAAAAAAACTATCAACGCTCATTGTAGGCGATAACAAATTAAATTTTAATAAGCAACATATAGTTAGAAGTGTAAATGGGGTAAATGCCAATGATAAAGGTAATGTTAATCTTACCGATTATGTAAAGTTAGCATCAGCTCAAACTATTTCAGCTCAACATAATTTTTCAGCAGGTGTAAAAATCGGCGGTTGTTTAATTACAGTAGGTTAATATGGCACGCATAAAATTTAATGTAAATGGAACAACTTATTCAACTTGGAACCATACAACAAAACTAACTACTCCTAGTTTAATCTTAAATGACAATGGCACATTAAGATATACACCTTTGTTTGCTGTAAATAATGGTGCAGAGGCTACATTAGATAATCATTGGTATTATAAATGTGGTGCTTTGGCTGTTACACATAACAATACTAAGTACCATGTTGCAATAAGTCGAAGATACACGAATGTATTATCAGGAACTATCAGCACAACTATCACACATAGTGGTAAAACAGGTACAACTACAACAACTACAAGTAAAACTGTTACACCGACAGGCGTTCATGAATTTGGCTTTCAAAATGTCCCCCCTGGCAATCAAGGCGTTCACGCTGATGTTACCGTTAATTATGGTGTAACTTTTTTACAGACACCAGCAATTTACATTAACTATGGCGGAACGCTTGTAAGCGCAGGCACAAGCTCATGTGTAATCAGAATGTACAGCTCAGTTGTCAATTCGGGAACAAGCCCATCATACATGGATGCTGGCTCTGTGAACTACTTGCTAACCGTTACAGGTAATGTTGCAACAACAACTACAACCTATCCAGATGAAACAAAATCAGCTGTTGCACAAGGTAATTTTAATTATGGTGTAACTTATCCTAGCGTACCTAATTTATGGACTGATGGCTCTGGTATTGATGTGTATAACAACAACGGTAACGCATCATGTCATGTATCTAAAACATTAAGCGGTACTGTTGCTTTTGGTAAATCAGCTACTTTATCTCATAATTTTGCAGTAGGTTTTAACGGTGATTTTGGATTAGGCTAATGGAACAGTGGAAATTTTGGAAGTGTCTCCCTATTGTAAAAGTTTCTGACAAAGGAAAAGTTTACGATTGTAAAAGAAATACTCTTTGTGAAACAGAAACGATTAGCGGTCATGTTTACGTTTGGATTGACGTATTAGGCGTCAAAAGATATTTGCTAGCACAGGTTGTAGCAGACACTTGGCTTGACAACCCTAATAATTATCATCTTATCAAGCATAAAGACGGAAACAATCTGAATAACTGTGTTTCTAACTTAGAATTTGTTAGAACAATGGAAGATACAATCAATCATTCTAACGACAAAAAAAATATTGAGCGTTGGAAAGAAAAGATGAAAAAACAACATCAAGCATTTAGGAGTTTGTAATGATTTATACAATAAGTTTAAAAGAAAATAAGATTGAAAAGAAAGATGAAATTTTTTACTTTGAAATGGCACAATCTTATGAACTTACTGATTTAGGCATAAACAAGATCATCTATAACGATGATACAAATGAATATAAGTATTTTGATAACACAAACAAAGAGCTTGATATAGAGCTTAACGCTTATCAGGAAAGTGTTAAAGATACAATCTTAACTACATTCCATTCTCTTTTTGATGCTGACGCTTTATTGCGATTAAGACAGAGAAAAATATATGACTTAAAAACACAATGTACTTTTAATAATTATTGTGATGTAAATTGTAATTTTATGTCTAGCTTTGGTGTTCTGTTACAAGGTGACAGACAACACATTGATTATTACAA